CCCGCGCAGAGGAAACACGAGTCACAACCGAAGTCCAGCTTGGACACGCCGCGCAAGCCGCCAGCACCAGCGCGGCAACCAACGCAGCAGCCGCCATGGACGCCGCTGCCACACACGCTCAAGACCTCCTACGCTCACAATGTCAGACGGTCTTGGAAGGTGCTTTGACGTGGTGCGACCTGCCGCAGCCCATGAAGGACGCGATCAGGGCTCAGTTCGCAGGCCGCGTCTTTGCACCCGATACCCTGGACGCCGAGATCTCCAGGTACCGCACCATGCTCGCCGGCATGTTGGAGGACAAAGTGATCACCGGAGCCGGGGACGCGCTGGACGCCCACTCTGTGAGCGGGATGCTCACCAGCCTCGACCGCGTGCAGCTCGCCTTCGAGCGCTTGATGGGCTTGCCCATCCCGGAGGCGCACTCGGATATCCCGAGGCTGTCAGGCATCCGCGAGATGTACCTGATGATGACCGGCGACCATGATTTCTATGGCCGCTTCTACCCTGAGCGCGTCAGGCTGTCCAACGTCACCACCTCATCAATGACCTCCGTGGTCAAGAACGTGCTCAACAAGGTCCTGTTGCAGGCGTACAACGTGCGGCCGAGGTGGTGGGCGCCCGTCTGCTACGAGGAGGACTTCGGGTCCCTCAACCAGATCACGTGGATGAAAACGGGGGGCATTGGCGCCTTGCCAACCGTCGCCGAGGGAGGCGCCTACACCGAGCTGGACTGGTCCGACGCCGAGGAGACCGCCGACTTCGTGAAGAAGGGAGGCTACATCGGGATCACGCTGGAGATGATGGACCGCGACGACGTGGGCTCGGTCAAGCGGATCCCCAGGGAGCTCGGCAACGCTGCCTGGCGCACGCTCTCATCCCTGGTCTCGGCGCTCTTCACCGACAGCAGCGGCACCGGACCGACCTTGGCCGACAGCTACCACGTGTTTGACGCCTCCAACCACGCCAACTTGCTCACCACGGCCTTGAGCGCCGCAGCGTGGGATGCGGTAGTCCAGGCCGTCTACCAGCAGACGCAGCCGGGGTCCTCTGCGCCCCTGGCCATCCGTCCGCAGTTCTGCCTGGTGGCCATTGAGCTCGAGAGGACCGCGCTCAGCATCTTCGAGCAGCCGTGGTCCGTCGAGGCTACGTACCACTACCTCGAGCCCAGGGCAGGCAGCGCACGAGTCGTGGTCGTGCCCGAGTGGACCGACGCCAACAACTGGGCCGCGGTGTGCGACCCCAACGACTGCCCTGGCATCTGCATCGGCTACCGCTATGGCCGAGAGCCAGAGCTGTTTGTCGCCGACGATCAAACCGTCGGCTCCATGTTCACCAACGACGAGATGCGCATCAAGTGCCGCTTCATCGTCGCCGTAGGTGTGGCGGACTACCGTCCGCTTCACAAGTCCAACGTGGCGTAATGGCGACAGGCCCCGCAGCAGCTCACGGGACCGCAGTCACCAACGCTGGCGCCGGATATACTATCCGGCGCAGAGATGCATCCTGAGTAGTTCTGAGCAACGCGAAGAACGTATCGAAGGAGGAGGCATAATGGTCACCGAGGCGTGGATCGTAGCCGTCTTGTCCGCCATCCTCGCGCTGGCGCTGGAACTCATCCCTGGGCTTCGCAAACGGTGGGAGCTCCTGGGATGGGAGCAAAAGCGCTTCGCCTGGCTGGTGGGCTGTCTGATCCTCGGGCCGGCCCCGTGGATCCTGGGGTGTGTAGGCCGGATGACAAACCTGGAACTTACCTTCGTTTCCTGGGCTGGCTCCTGCGAGGTTGAGACCCTGGCGCGAGGTCTGCAGATGGGCTTCCTGGCCTACTTCGCGTCGCAGGCCACACACGGAGCCGTTCACGCCGTCAAGACAGCCACCACAAACGCTGGCGCCGGATATGCTATCCGGCGCAAGAAAGGATTCTGACACCATGGCCAACGAGGTTATGAGAACCCTGAGTTTCCACGTGGCGCCCCTCGCAGACGCCGACTCCGTTGTCGACTTCTCTGCGCTGGAGGCCATGACCATCGTGGGGGTCAGTCTCTGCGCCACGGTCTTTACCGGCTCGCCGACGGGCTTCAATATCGACATCCAGGACGACGGGACCGACGTCATCACCGCCATAGCGGCCAACACGGCGCTGACCCCGGGCACCTGGAAAACCGCTCACATGGGCGGCACCGAGACGCCCGTCACCATCGCCGGCGGCAGCGAGGTCGAGATTGACCTCAACCTTACCGGAGGCTCAGCGCCCACGGCCGAGTTTGACGTAGTGATCTGGTACCTGGCCGGAGCGCAGGGCTAGTAGGGGCAACCCAGCGGGTTGCCCTGCACCACCTCCTTGTGCGGGTGGGGTGACGCCGACACCCCGCTCGCCACAAAGATCGGGCGAGGGACCGGGTGGGGGGTCCTTCGCCCGCTCCAACAGAGCTGGCGCCGCACACGCTGGCGCTGCACACGCTGGCGCCGGATATCCTATCCGGCGCAAAGGGAAAGTCGCATGGAGTTCCAGAGAGGGCTTGTCAGGTCCTACGACGCCACCACGCACACCGCCGCCGTCCTCCTGGCCGGCTCGATGTCCAGGGTTGTTCTAAGCATCCCCGTCGCCCACCACATCGCACCCCACCTCATGACCGAAGGCGCCGCCTGCGGTGTCGCCTTCTTCGCAGAAGGGTCACAAGGCGTGATCGTCTGCACCTTCGACGGCCCCGCCACCACCCCAGGCTGCCGAGTAAGCCGCACCACCGCCAAGACCATACCGAACACCACGTGGACCGTCATCGACTTCAACGCCGAACAGTGGGACCCCCTCGGCATGCACGACAACGTCACCCTCAACACCCGACTGACCGCCCGAGTCGGCGGTAACTACGTCATCAATGCCGCCGCAGCCTGGTCAGTCAGCCCAGCCGGCTCCTGGCGCATCCTCCAGATCAGGCTCAACGGCATCACACAAATGATGGGAGAGCGCCACGCCGCAACCTCCTACGCCGAGATGGGGATCACCGTCCCCTACACCATCGCCGCCGCCAGCTACGTCGAGCTGTTGCTCTACCAGGACTCCGGCGCCGCCGCGACCGCCCACAACCTCTGGGCCGAGATGCGCATGACCGGCCCCTAGCCACGCTGGCGCGGGATATCACGCTGCTGCGGGATTTGCAATCCCGCACACAAATGCATCCTGAGTAGTTCTGAGCAACGCGAAGAACGTACCGAAGGAGGAGCACTCACATGCCCGAGATCTACCAGTACAGCTACCTGGCAGCCAGCGCCCTGATCAAGACCGGCCCTGGCGTCGTCCACACCGTCACCCTCACCGGAGGCTCCGACGCCGCAACCGTGGTCCTGGGAGACGAAGTCGCCACAGGCGGAGACAGCATCATCGGCCTGGCAGCCGCAGCCGGCGTGTCGACCCACGCCCGCCTCGACGTCGCCTTTGGTGTCGGCCTCTACGCCACCATCACCGGCACCGCTCCCAAGATCACGGTCAGCTACCGATGAGCACCCTGGCAAAGGCTAAGAATCCTCCCCCTGGATGGGGGAGGACCGAGGTGGGGGTGAATCAGTTTCACCCTCCCCCAAGCCCTTCCCCTCAAGGGAGGGGAACCTCGTGTCTGCTCTTCTCTGGTGGTTCGAGGAACCCGCACCCTTCGATACGGTGCCTCACTGGGTTCGGCACCTACTCAGGATGCTTTCTTGGTGCGCTGTGGGAGGTAGAGGCATGAGCGACCTGGCCCTTGCCCGCATCCTGAGTAGGCCGAAGGCCGTATCGAAGGGTGGGGGCCGATGGGACGAAGAATACGGGCGCGGAGAGAGCCGCGTCCTTCGATACGCGCTCCACTTCGTTCCGCGCTACTCAGGATGCTTTCTTGGTGCGCTGTGGGAGGTAGAGGCATGAGCGACCTTGCTACACTCCGTGACCTCGTAGAGCTGGACCTCGATGACAGCTCCAATGCGGTCTGGTCCACTGGAGACGTGGACCGCGCCATCGCTCGCGCCCTCTACGAGTACTCCCAGGTTAACCCGCAGCGCACCACGGGAACCATCACCCTCAGCGCCGACGGAAGGGAGATCAGCATCTCGTCTCTGACAGGGCTCACCAGGGTGGTGCGCGTCTGGCACCCCTACACGGCTGCCGACCCGGAGGACCCGCCCGAGTGGAGGCGGTGGGACCTATGGGGTACCACCCTCCGCATCATCGACGGTGACGAGCCAGCCAGCGGCGAGGTGGTGCGGGTGTTCTACTTCAAGGAGCACACCATCAACGGACTGGGAGGAGCCAGCTCGACCACGGTGCCCGCTGAGGATGAGCGGGTAGTCGTACTCGGTGCCGGGGCTTACGGGGCCTTGCAGAAGGCGCGCAGTGCCATCGGCGAGGCCGGCATCTCCACCGACACGCCTAAGCACTGGCTCACCTGGGCGCTCAACCGCCTCGACCACTTCAACACCGCCTTGGGACAGGTCCGCGCCAGGGAGCTCCGCAGAGTGGACAAACGAGCGCCCATCGACCACGACGGTTGGGAGCGGCAAGAGACCCGAGAGGTTATCTGACGGTGAGAGCCATCCAACCGCCGCTGCCCCTGGGAGAGGGTTGGGGTGAGGGCCAGCCTCCCCGTGGCGACACCAACGCGGCTCCCTCTCCGCCCCGAGTTGAGGGCTGGCGTGTGCGCCACGTCAGACCCCTTGAATACCTGGCTGCCCGGATCCTGTCGGACATAAAGTGGTTCTCCAGGCTGGTCGTGCAGAGACCGCTCCGAGACTACCAGCTCGCGCCCGCCCACGCCATCCTCGATTCCATCCTGTACGGCAAGGGCCTCTCCTTCGCCATCGTTTTCTCTCGACAGGCGGGGAAGAACGAGCTCAGCGCTCAACTCGAGGCGTACCTGCTGAACCTGTTCCAGCGGAAGGGAGGGTTCTTGGTGAAGGCAGCCCCGACGTACAGGCCGCAGCTGGTGAACTCCAAGCTCAGGCTCGAAGACATCCTGGACAATGACTGGAACCGGGGGAAGGTGCGCACCCGAGAGGGGTACATGACCTTCCTGGGCAAGGCGGCGGTAGTGTTCCTGTCGGCGGATCCAGAAGCGAGCGTGGTGGGGGCGACGGCGTCCATTATGCTGGAGTGCGACGAGGCCCAGGACGTCCTGGAAGAGAAGTGGGAGATCGATTTCACCCCCATGGGCGCGTCCACCAACGTCACGCGGGTCTTCTATGGCACTGCCTGGACCTCGAGGACCATGCTGTCCAAGGTGGTTCGTCAGTTGCGCAGGGAGGAGGAGCAGGACGGCCAGAAGAGGGTATTTTTGGTGGCCTGGGAGGAGGTGACCAAGGAGGTGGAGGCCTACGGCGAGCACGTGCGCAAGGAGATCGCCCGGAAGGGACGTCACCACCCTATGATCAAGACGCAGTACTACCTGGAGGAGATCGACGCCGAGGGACGTATGTTCGACGACCGCCGGCAGGCGCTGATGTTGGGTGACCACACCCGGTTGCGGGTGCCTCAGCGTGACCGCGTGTACGCGGCCACGCTGGACGTGGCTGGCGAGGACGAAGAGAAAACCGGGGACGAACTGCGCGTGGCCAAGCCGGGGAAGGATTCCACGGTGGCCACCATCTTCGAGGTGGACCTCTCCACGGTGAAGGACCCCCTGCTGGCGGCCCCTTCGTACAAGGTGGTGGAAGTCTTCTGCGACACCGGCACCAGACACACCCTGCTCTACGGGAAGCTGCGCGCCTACTTCGAGGGCTGGGGGGTGAGGCAGATCGTGGCGGATGCCTCAGGCATCGGAGCGGGGCTGGTGTCCTTTCTCTCCTCCAAGGGGGCCTTCGGGGCGAAGGTTATCCCCTTCCAGTTTTCGCCGCCCAAGAGGAAGAGCGACCTGGGCTGGGACTTCCTGACGGTGGTGGAGACGGGGCGGTTCAGAATGTTTCGCGACGATGGATCCGCCGACTGGTCTGAGTTCTGGCGGCAGGTAGACGAGTGCCGGTACGAGGTGGCGGAGGGCGAGGAGAAGCGGATGAAATGGGGGGTGGTGGACCCCACCATCCACGACGATCGGGTGATCTCGGCGGCGCTGGTGGCGGAGCTGGACCGGGTCAAGTGGGTCGTGCCGGGCAAGTCGGCGGTGATCCACAGGAGGGACGTCCTGGAAGAGATCGATGACGGGCGGTTCTAGGATCGCGAATGTCGCGAAGAGCGCGAAGGAGGCGAAAGGGAGACGGGGACGAGAAGAGCACGCTGCCGACGGATTTTCAATCCGTCGCAGAAGGAGGCTCCGATGGACACGCGGCACACACTGGCGCGGGACCTCAGGTCCCGCGCAGAGGAGGAAACCATGCTCAGACCTGGGTTGCACTTTCACAACGGTAGCGGGATCACGCCCGCGGACCTGGACCTCATCAAACGGTGGTCTCCGCTGAGCCTCCTTGAGGCCATGGAGGGGGTGGTGGAGGGGCAGACGGAGCTGCTGCGGGATGCGTGGGACCTGGCCGGGCGCCCGCCGCTGGTGCTGAGGCGGTACTACACGCCACGGCGCGGGGGTCCTGCGGTGTGGGGTACGCACGCTATGGAGACGGTGGCTCTGGCGCGGCGGTGCCTGGACGTGGGGATCCCCTTGGAGAAGCTGATGCTCAAGCCGTTCAACGAGCCGAACATGCCTCAGTGGGCGCAGTGGGAGGGGTTCGGCGACACGGAAGAGGACATGAAGCGGTACAGCGAGGCGCTCCTGCTGTTCATCCAGACGGCGAAGAGGGAGCTCCCTGGGATCAAGATCGGAGGTCCCCATCTCACCGTGGGTAACAGGGACGTCAGATTCCCCAACGACCCGCAGGCGGTGTACTACTACCACGGCCGGGACGGGAAGTTCGAGTCTAGTCCTTGCGCCGCCGCGCTCAGCGCGCTGGACGTGCACTTTGTGCACACCTACGGCATGGCGCCAGGCCAGTACGCGGACCGCGCCCACGGCCTCCGGTTCCTGGAGTACGAGAAGTACCTCCAAGGCAAGCCCATCTACATCGTCGAGGGAGCCTACGGCATCAACTCCGGCCAGGCGCCAGATCAGAACACGGTGCGTGGTCAAGAGACGGTGGCCTACCTGCGCCTCCTGGGAGAGAAGTACCCGCAGGTGAAGGGCATCGCT